AAGTTGAAAGAACCTTCCATTACTGTGAGCGACTACGCTAGAGGTCAATCTGTAAACACACAAACTTTGGCAGACGATAAGTTACAACTTACTGTCGACCAAGGTTCTTACTTTGCGTTTAAAGTAGATGACATCGAAGAAAGACAATCACATGTAAATTGGGAGTCTCTTGCAACTTCTTCAGGTGCTTATTCACTTAAGAAGAACTATGACTACAATGTTTTAAAAAACATTTATGACAACGCATCAACATCAGCAGGGAACACTGGAACAGATGGTTCACCAATTGATGGAGACGCTGCGACAGATACATTAGCAGATGTTATATCAGCTGCTAAAACAGTTCTTGATGGTAATGATGTACCAGAAGAAAATAGATGGTTCGTTGCACCACCAGCTTTTTACAAGCAATTGAGAAAAGCAGGTGCTAAAATTATGGACCAATCAGTAATGAATGATGGTTCTGCATCTTCTATGAGAAATGGTATGGTAACAGACAGACCTTTATTTGGGTTTAGACTTTACTCTACAAACGCTATTGCGGTTTCAAGTGGATCAGCAGCATCACACACTTTTGGATCAGCAGGTTCTAATGAATATGCTTTTCTTTATGGACACCAGTCAGCAGTTGCTACTGCAAACCATATTGCAAAAACAGAACTTATTAGAGACCCTGATTCATTCTCAGACATCGTTAGAGGATTGCACGTTTTTGGAAGAAAAGTTCTAAGATCTGATGCAGTTTACTCAGGTGTTATAACAATAGGATAATAGGAGGATATAAATATGGCTACTTATTCAGTTAGTGGAGTGGGTACATCAGGACATCCAACTGGTTATCCAACAGTAAAAGTAATAAGTCAAGTTGTAGATTTTAGTTCAACTACAAATGCAGCAAACGATGTATTTCAGGTATTAAGTTTACCAGCAAATACATTAGTTTTGTATGCAGGACTAGATATCTTAACAGCTGACAGTGCTGGAAACTCTGGAACTTTATCTCTTGGAGATGGTGACGATGTTGATTGTTTTGTATCAGCATCAACTCCAACTGCAGGGATAGAAACAACTAGAGCTAGAGCTGGCGATTCGTCAAAAGGAACTACTTCAATAGGTTATAGATACTGTGCTTCAGCAGAAACTATTGACCTAGTTGTAGCAACAGGAGCAATAAATGCTAAAGTTAGAGTATTTGCTGTAACTGCTGATTGTGACGGTCAAGGCGACAACGAAGCACAAGTTGTGACTTACGCATAATAAAACATAATTAAGGGGGATTTAATTATCCCCCTTATTAAATAGGAGATATATGGCTACTTACGATTTAACTGCAAACGCAAAAACAACTTATACAACAGTAAATACTAATGATATATCTATCCTAAATAAAATACAGAATTTAGAAAATAAAGTAAACGAACAATCTGAAAAATTAAATGAGATTGTAAAATTACTTAATGCCCTTTCAAAAGAAAAGTCAGCTACTTGAAGTAATTCAAGAGTATAAATCTGATAATTCTGCACTTAAAGAGCAGATTAAAGATTTACAAAAACAATTATCTGATGCTGAATCTAGAATTAAACAATTATTAATTAAATATGAAC